GATAAAGTTGAATACAACCCATTTGACTTAACATTCCTTGTTGATGAGAATATGCACAACTACAAGGAAATCCATGATTGGATCCTTGGTCTTGTAACTGAAGATGACTATGGTGTTAGAAAAGAACGTGATGTTACATTACAAATTCTAAATAGCCATAACAACGTATCTAATGAAATACAATTTGTAGATGCTTATCCAATCAACTTAAGCTCGTTGCCATTTGATGCTACAACAACCGATGTAGAATATCTTACAGCCAGTGTTACATTTCAGTACTCTTACTTTAAATTTAAGCCAATGGTGACCTAGTATAAATAATATTGATAATATGATAAGGTGATTATAATGATGAATATTGAAAAAATCTTAGAAATGTGGAAAGAAGATTCAAAGATCGATGAACTTCGTTTAGATCAGGCATCTATAGATTCTGCTAAATTGCATGCTAAGTACTTAGAACTCTTAACAACAACCAAGCTTCAATTGAAGCGTAAAGATATGGAATTCAAAGTCCTTCTTAAGAAGAAGTGGCTTTGGTATAATGGTAAACTCACTAAAGATCAGATTGATGAACTTGGGTGGGAGTATGATGCATTAAATGGGCTTAAGGTTCTTAAAGGCGAAATGGATTATTATTATAATTCTGATCCCCACATTCAAGAAGCAGAAGCACGTATTGAATACATTAAGACTATCAAGGAAACCCTTGAAGAAATCATTAACAACATTCGATGGAGACATTCTAGTATCAAAAACGCTATTGATTGGCGGCGATTTGAATCAGGTGCATAATGTCTGAGACTATTAGCGTGAAGAAAAAGAATCACGCATTTCTTACAATAACAACAGATCCAGGTATTATGAATGAAATATCTGACTTCTTTACATTTTTTGTGCCTGGCTATAAGTTTATGCCGGCATATAAAAACAAAATGTGGGATGGCAAGATACGTTTATTCGATGTACGTGTAGGTGAATTACCTGGCGGTTTGTTTGCATATCTACAAGAATTTGCCAGTACTCCAGGCAGAGATTATCATATTGAAATTGAGCATGATGGTTATTATGGTGTGCCAAGTACTGACTCAGTTGTTGATATGTCATGGATAGATGATTTAACATTATCATCTAATGGTAAAGCAATTGAGCCACGTGATTATCAACTAGAAGCTGTACATCATGCATTATCTAAAAAACGCGCGCTATTAATATCTCCTACTGCATCTGGTAAGTCTCTTATCATATATCTTATTATCAGATGGTTCTTAGAGAGATATGAAAACAAAGTATTAATTGTTGTGCCTACTACATCGTTAGTTAACCAGATGTATACTGACTTTGGTGACTACAGTCAATACGATGATACATTTGATCATGAATCTACTATACATAGAATATATTCTGGTAGACCTAAATTTGCAGAGAATGAACGTATTATTGTATCTACCTGGCAATCGATATATAAGCTTGGGCCAGATTGGTTTAGCCAATTTGGTGCAGTGATTGGTGATGAAGCACATAACTTTAAAGCTAAGTCACTTATATCAATATTGTCTAAAATGCGTGATGCTGAATACAGGTTTGGTACTACAGGAACATTAGACGGAACACAGACACATAAGCTTGTACTAGAAGGACACTTTGGTCCAGCACGTTATGTGACTACGACTAAAACACTAATGGATTCTGGTGCATTATCAGAATTAGAGATCTCTATGATTTTGCTTAAGTATCCAGATGAGATACGCAAAGTATGGGGTAAAAAGAAATATCAAGAGGAGATGGACTATATCGTTTCATATGAAAAACGTAATAGCTTTATCACTAACCTAGCTTTAGATCAAGATGGTAATACATTAGTATTGTTCCAATATGTTGAGAAGCATGGTAAACCTTTATATGATATGATTAAGAAAAAGGCACATGCTCGCAGACAAATATTCTATGTGTCAGGTGAGACGGGTGCAGACGTACGGGAAGATATTAGAAAGATTACTGAAACTCAAAAGAATGCAATTATTGTAGCATCACTTGGAACATTCAGTACTGGTGTCAATATTAGAAACTTGCATAATGTTATCTTTGCAAGTCCTTCTAAATCGCAGATCAAAGTTTTACAATCGATCGGCCGTGGTTTAAGGAAGTCTGATAATGGCCAAGCGACTAAACTATACGATCTTGCAGATGATCTACATTGGAAATCTCGTAAGAACTATACCCTTCTTCATGCGGCAGAACGCATGAAGATCTACGGCAAAGAAAAATTTAAATACAAGATATATGAGGTAGATATATAATGCAGGAAGAAGAATTAACATTAAAAGATATTGACATTCGACATTTCAAGCTGATGAATGGTGATGAGATTGTTGGATTAGTAAGAGGACATGACGAGATACAAGTCTTTATTGAGTTTCCCTTGTTACTAAATATTATGTCACTATCTCCTGACAAAGAGCAGTACTACTATACAGAGTGGATGCCAATGGCAGGTGATCAGCTGATTAAAGTACATTTTGGATCTATTGTTGCTCAGTCAAAATGTGTTGATTCATTCAAAGAACAATATATTCGCACCGCGTTACGTCTTAAAGAATCACCGACCCAAGTATTTGATTCTAGTGAAATGGATGAAGACTTTGAAGATGAAGTGTTTGACAGTATTATGAATGCAGGAAGAAAGACTATCCATTAGGGTATACTCCTCCCCCTCAACAGCACTCTTTAATTATACCACAGTTTGCAACTTTTGTACACAGTTAATTTGCAAAAAACTAAAAATAATTTAATAAAATAACTGTGTACATTTCCTTAGAATTATGCTATAATAAGCTTAATAATATACACTAGGAGTATATAATGACAAAAATTAAACCAAAGAACAAACCTCATTATGTCAACAATAGGGAATTCTCCTATTCAGTGGTTGACTATGTAAAGAAAGTTAATGCTGCACAGGACTCAGGAGAGCCTCTCCCTATTGTTCCTGACTATATTGCAGAATGCTTTCTTAAGATCTCAGAAGGTCTTTCACACAAATCTAACTTTATTCGTTATACCTATCGTGAAGAAATGGTAATGGATGCAGTTGAGAATTGTCTAAAAGCAATAACAAATTATAATATTGAAGCTGCCACTCGTACAGGTAATCCTAATGCGTTTGCATACTTCACTCAAATCTGCTACTATGCATTCCTAAGACGTATTGCCAAAGAGAAGAAGCAGCAAGATATCAAATTCAAATGGATTGAAAAAGCTGGTGTCGAAGACTTCTTATCATATGGTGAAGCTAATACTGGCGGTGCTCCTGGTGGAACTGAACGTGCATTTGTTGAAGAGCTGCGTGGAAGAATTGATAAGATTCGTGAAGTAGATAATTCAATCAAAGCTTTCGGTAAGGCTGAAAAAGCTGAAGAGAAAGAACGTAAGGCAAAGGGCCTCGAATTATTTATGGGAGGTTAGTATGCCGCGTATTACTGTATTTGGAAACGGATTTGTAGGTTCTGCTTATGCTGATTATTTTGAAGAAAATGGATATACTGTAACACGAGTTGATCCCTTACAGGGATTATATGCTACAGAAGAATGCTATAAACAAGCTTCTATAGTATGTGTACCAGCACCTACACTTAAAGACGGATCTATAGATTATAGTATCATAAACGATATCATTCAAAAGATAGAAATGCCAGTCATGGTAAAGAGTACTGTACTTCCTGACTATGCTGAGTGCTTAGATGCTAATGTAGTATATTCTCCAGAGTTTTTAACCGCTTCAAATGCAGCAGAAGATATTAGAAATAATAAGGATGTTGTTATAGGAGGAGAGGATACACTATTCTGGTCAACAGTATTCAAATCTTTAAATAAGACAGTACATACAACTGATGCAAAAACAGCATCGTTTATGAAATATGCTGTTAACACATTCCTTGCCACTAAGGTTGTATTTATGAATCAGCTGTTAGATCAATATGATGGCGATTGGAATGAACTAAAATCATTACTTAAATTAGATCGAAGACTAGGTACTTCTCACTTTGATGTTCCTGGTCCTGATGGAGAACGAGGGTTTGGTGGAGCCTGTTTCCCAAAGGATGTGCAGGCATTCTTAGAATTCACATCGGATGAGTACCTACAGGGTATGAGTGTCCTACATAAAGCAAGTTTAGCAAACAGAAAGTGGAGATAAAATGACTTATCATGTATTACTTACAGGCCATGAGGGTTACGTTGGAAACAAACTACAAGATGAACTTCTCAAAAGAGATGTTATTGTAGGTACTTTTAAAGGAGATCTGCTAGATATAGATTGGGAGAATAAACCAAAACAGTTTGATATGGTAGTACATCTTGCTGGCCTTGCAGGTGTTCGTCGATCATTTAGAGAACCTAAAGAGTATTATAAGAATAACGTTGAGTTATCACGAAAGATTTTTAAATACTGTGAACGAACACGAACTGAAGTAATGTATGCATCTTCATCTAATGCACATGAATGGTGGTTAAATCCATATGCAACCACTAAACAAATGATTGAAGAAATGGCATCAATGCTTACTGTTCGCCATATCGGAATGCGTTTTCATACTGTATGGCCAGGACGTACTGATATGCTATACGAGCGATTGCGCCGTAACGAAGTTGATTATATTAATGCTGATCATTTTAGAGATTGGATTCATATTGATGATTTAACAAATGGCATATGTACAATCATGCAAAAATGTTATATAATGGACAAGAAGGTAGTTGATATCGGTACCGGTCATGTAACTCCAGTATCTGAACTTGCTAAGAAGTTTAACTTTACAGGTGAGTTTCGTAAAGGTGAAGCACCAGGTGAGCGTATGGCAACACGCGCTGATATACAATACTTACTAGATTTAGGTTGGACTCCTAAACATAACATTATGAACGAAGGTTAATATATGAAAGTAGCAATTCTTAACGATACGCATGCTGGCTGTCGGAACTCATCGGATATTTTTATTAAGTACCAGGAACGCTTCTATAATGAAGTGTTCTTTCCGTACATGGAAAAGCATGATATTAAACAAATCTTGCATCTAGGTGATTACTATGATCATCGTAAGTATGTAAACTTCAAAGCTCTAAACTCTAATCGTAAAGTGTTCTTAGATCGGATACGTGAACTTGGTATCCATATGGATATAATCCCAGGTAATCACGATGTGTTCTATAAGAATACAAACGATTTGTGCTCATTAAAAGAGTTGCTAGGACATTATACGTCCAATGTAAACATTATTATGAAGCCTAAAGTTCTTGACTATGATGGTTGTTCTATTGCTGTAGTTCCATGGATCAATAATGAAAACTACGCTGAGTATACAGACTTCATTAGAAACTGTAAAGCATCTATACTTGGTGCACACTTAGAATTAGTTGGCTTTGATATGATGAAAGGCATGCCGAACACTCATGGTATGGGTACTGAACTATTCGATAGATTTGAATTAGTTATGTCTGGTCATTTCCATACTAAATCTAATCAAGGCAATATCCACTATCTCGGTGGACAAATGGAGTTTACATGGTCTGATTGTGATGATGATAAGTACTTTCATATCTTTGATACTGAAACACGTGAACTTACACCTGTACGAAATCCTATTACTATTTTCAAAAAAGTAGTGTACAATGATCAAAAAACAGAGTATAATACATATGATGTAGAGACTCTTAAGGATAAGTTTGTCAAAGTTGTGGTTGTCAATAAGTCTGAGCCATATCTGTTTGATAAATTCATTGATCGTATCCAAGGAGTTGATACTCACGAATTAAAGATTGCAGAAACCTTTGATGAGTTCTTAGGTGAGAATGTAGCTGACTCTGAGATTTCTATCGAGGATACCACTACATTACTAGACTCATATGTAGATGCTGTAGATACAGATTTGGATAAAGATCGGATTAAGACTATGATGCGTGGATTATATGTAGAAGCACAGAACCAGGAGATCATTTAGTATGATTAAGTTTAAGAGTGTTAGTTGGCAGAACTTCTTGTCAACTGGCAATGATATGACTACTATTCAATTAGATAGATCGCCTACTACACTTATTGTAGGTCAAAACGGTGCAGGTAAATCAACCTTACTTGATGCATTGTCATTTGGTTTGTTTGGTAAACCACATCGTGATATTAATAAACCACAACTTGTCAATACCATTAACAATAAACAATGTATTGTCAAAGTAGAATTCCAAATTGGCGTACATGACTTTGAGATCGTACGTGGCATTAAACCGAATCTGTTTGAGATTTATCAGAATGGTAATATGATTAATCAATCTTCTATGGCACGTGACTATCAGAAGTTTCTTGAGCAAAACATTCTAAAGCTTAATCATAAGTCATTCCATCAGATTGTTGTTCTAGGTTCATCTTCATTCATTCCATTCATGCAGCTCCCGGGTGGGCACAGGCGTGACGTCATCGAAGATCTGTTAGACATTAATATCTTCTCTAAGATGAATACTATTCTTAAAGAACGTAGTGCTGTTATCAGAGAGAAGCTTAAAGATATTAATTACAATATCGATTTGATGAAAGAAAAGATTTCTATTCAGCGTAAGTATATTAAAGATATTACTGAGATGAATGATGAGCAAATCAAATCTAAGCGGTCTTCTATATCTTTATTTCAAACTGAGATAACTGATATGCAAGCAGCAAACAATGATTATTCTACATCGATTGAAAGTCTACAAGAAGGACTTAATGATCGTATGAAGAAAGCACATGATAAGAAACAATCGTTGATGCAGTATCAAGCACAGTTTCAAACTCAAATGAAGACTGTAGTAAAAGAAGCTAAGTTCTATGAGACTAATGATAAGTGTCCTACATGTACACAAGATATTGATAAGGCAATCAAGGAAGAAAAGCTAGAGTTCTCTAAGAATAGAGCAAAAGAACTTCAAGAGGGCATGACAAAGGTCGGTGAACAGGCATCGGTAATAGATGAAACTATCAGCGAACTCAATGATATTACTGATAGCATTAGAAAGAATACTGCTGGTATTACAACTAACAATCGTGACATTGAAAGGTTACAGACACAAATCACTAAGCTTGAAGGTGAGATCTCAGGATTAGAATCACGCGAAGGTGATTTAGGTCAAGCTAATGCAGACCTTGAAACTCATTTTGAGAAAAGTAATACTCTGACTGAACTAAAGTTATCTATGGTTGATGAACGATCATATAATGAAGCTGCAGGTGAAATGTTAAAAGATGGCGGTATCAAAACAAAAGTAGTCAAAGAGTATCTGCCTGTAATGAATAAGTTAATCAATAACTATCTACAGGTTCTGGACTTCTTTGTAGCATTTGACCTTGATGAGAACTTTACTGAAACTATCAGATCACGTCATAGAGATACATTTAATTATGCATCATTCTCTGAAGGTGAGAAGCAACGTATCGATTTAGCATTGCTATTCACATGGCGTCAGATTGCACGTATGAAGAATTCTACATCTACTAATCTATTGGTACTAGATGAAACATTTGATTCATCTCTTGATCATGATGGTGTAGATAATCTAATGAAGATCCTTGGCACTCTCGAAGATGATAGTAACGTATTTGTTATATCTCATAAAGGAGATTTGCTAGATGGTAAGTTCAGATCTAAGATAGAATTCATAAAAGAACACAATTTTAGCAAAATAAATGCAAAATAAACTAAATTAACTGTGTACATCCCTTTCAGATTGTGGTATAATGGATACATAAATTGAGAGGAGAGACTCATGATTAGTGAATCAAATATACTAGCTAGGTTACTTGCTAAAGAGAATATCAGTGTACAATACGGTAATTACCAAACCGCTTTCTTTGATGTAGAAAAGCGTGTGCTTGGGCTTCCATTGTGGAAAGACCGTGGCAAAGACGTACACACATTATTAGTTGGTCACGAGGTTGGCCATGCATTATACACACCTGCTGACGGATGGCATAGTTCTACTACTGAAATCCCCGGCATTCCTCGCTCATACATAAACGTTGTTGAAGACGTACGTATTGAGAAGCTCGTTCAACGTACCTATCCAGGTCTTGTCTCCTCATTTAAACGTGGATACGCAGTACTGAACGACGAGGATTTCTTCAAGATCGCGGGGCGTTCTCTCTCCTCATACTCTGTTGTTGATCGTATCAACATCAAAGCTAAGCTCCGCGATCTTGTTGAAGTTGAATTTACTGAATTAGAAGCACCTATTGTTGAACAGGTTATGGCTGTAGAAACATGGGATGACGTTATTAAAGCATGTAAAGCATTATATGACTTTATGAAGGAGCAGCAACAAGATGATGAGCAAGATGTATCGGCCAGTCCTCAGATTGATTTCTCTGATGAAGAATATGATTTCCCAACGGGTGACGATTCTTCGGAGGACGATTCTACTATGGACAGTTCAGAGGCAATTGAATCGGATTCAGAAGAAGATGAAGCTGGACAAGAGTTGGTCAAAGCTGAATCATCCGCTTCCGAAGAATCCAACGAAGAATATAAATCCTCAACAAAAAGTTCAGAAGTAAATACTGATATTGATGTAGTAGAAACTGACGCTGCATTCCGTGAAAGCGAAGAAGATCTTCTTGACAAAGATGAGTCTGGAAGACAGCATCTATATACAAATGGCTTTTGTAAAGCTCAAGTTGATGCTTGTATTATAAAGTATGCTGATCTTAAAAAGGCTAGACTTCGTAAACTTGAAGAGCATTCAATTGATCCTAAATTACATGAAGATGAAGTTAAGTCAATTGAAGTTTTTGAGCAAGAGACTAAAGGCGTAGTAACTGTCATGGCTCGTGAGTTTGAAATGCGTAAAGCAGCATATCGTTTGCAGCGTGCACAAACTTCAAAATCTGGAACTATCAATGTAAATGCCTTGCATAGCTATAAGTATAACGAAGATATTTTTCGTCGTGTTACACAGTTAGCAGATTCAAAATCACATGGCATGGTTATGTTCGTTGATTACTCTGGATCTATGTCAAATGTTATTGGTAAAGTTATTCGTCAGGCAGTAGTTCTTGCTGACTTCTGTACAAAGGTTAGCATTCCATTTTCTATCTATGGCTTTACTTCTGTATACGGTGATCGTGAGAGCATTGGAAGTTTTCCTGATCATATCTCAGAGAAAAACTGTAGCATCTTTGAATTAATTAGTTCTTCCCTATCTAGAGCTGATCAGAAAGAAGCTCGTGATACACTTCTAAAACAATCTGTTATTCTTGATACAAGTTGGAGATGTGCATTTGCATCAGATGCTGAGAACCTAGGATCTACTCCATTGTATGAAACAATTCTTTGTTCAGAGTTTATCATCAAAGAATTCAAAGCAAAGCACTCAATTCAAAAAGTAAATGCTATATTTCTTACTGATGGAGAAGGTGACAGCTTGTATACATATTCACCTTCTTATGATCATAACGTTAGAACATATGGAAGTGCACTTGCGATTAAGTTTAATAACAAAATCGTTAAATCAAATTCTCGCTATAGTGTTGGTTCTAATCTACTTACAGAACTTAAAAATATTCCTGGTGTATCTGTTATTGGTTTCTTTGTATGTAAAGATATGTACGAATTCAAAGGACAAGTTTATAGAACTTATAGGTATAACGACAAAATCACCACAGATGAAAATATAGCAGATGCTAGAAAGGCTTATAATAAAGATAAGTTCTGGTCAGCAGACAATACATTAGGATATGACAAATACTTTATACTAAAGGGACATTCATTAAATACTGAAAATGATGAATTATCAGTAACACCACATGCTACAAAAGCTCAGATCACAAAGGCATTTAAGAAGCATGCATCTTCAAAGAAAGGGAATCGTGTACTTGCCACTCAGTTTGCTAAGCTGGTGGCATAGTGTGACATTAATGTTACAACTAAAATAAAATGAAAAAAAGTGAAATTAACTGTGTACAAAGGCTTTAAACTATGGTAGAATGGTACCATAATAATTGAGGAGACAGTTATGACTTTACGTGAAAAGATATCAGAATACATAGGCTTTGCCTTTATCGCTATATTCGCTTTTGGATGGATCGATGTTGGCTTTGGTCCGCAATACACTTGGTGGAACCTGATCTCATACCTAGCTAACTAAGAGGATATATATTATGAACTTGATTGAAAAAACATTATCGACTACACTTGCATCACGCTTTGCTGATCAAGTAGAATTTCGTCCAGCACAGGTTACAGCAATTGCTCGTGAACTTGGCATAAAAGATGGCGAAGCATATAAATATACTACATCGTTCCCAAAGGTTCGACGTGGTGTATATAACTTAGAGTCAGTAGTAGTGCCTCTACGTCAAATCCCTAATAGCGAGAAAAAATCCGTGGCAAGTGCAGTACAGTCTATTGTTAACAACGAGATCTTTGTACCAGCAAAAGACCAGTATTATGTCCCTTGGGGAAATTCAAAAGATGTAGAAATGATTGTTAAGTCTGGATCATTCTATCCTACATTCATTACTGGTTTATCTGGTAATGGTAAGACTACTATGGTTGAGCAAGCATGTGCTCGCACAAACCGAGAGTACGTCCGTGTTCAAATCACTCCTGAAACAGATGAAGATGATTTGATTGGTGGCTTCCGCCTTATTGACGGTGAGACCGTTTTTGCAAAAGGTCCTGTTATTAAAGCTATGGAAGCAGGTGCTCTGTTGCTGATCGATGAGATCGACCGTGGTTCAAATAAGATCATGTGTTTACAAGGTGTGCTAGAAGGCAAACCTATCATGATCAAAAAGACTGGTGAAGTTATCAAACCCGCTAAAGGATTCAATGTAATATCTACTGCTAATACTAAAGGTCAAGGTTCTGAAGACGGCCGCTTTATTGCAGCAACTATTATTGATGAAGCTTTCCTTGAGCGTTTTACTATTACACTTGAACAGCCTTATCCTTCAATGGCAATCGAAAAGAAGATTATCATAAAGCATATGGATAAGTTTGATTGTAAAGATACCGACTTTGCCGATCGTTTAACTCAATGGTCTGAGACTATTCGTAAAACATTTGAAGACGGTGGAGTAGACGATATCGTATCAACACGTCGTTTGTGTCATATCGTACAAACGTTTTCTATCTTTGATGATCGTACTAAATCAATCGATCTTTGTATTAGTCGCTTTGACAATGATACAAAAGAAGCTTTTAAAGATCTATATGCTTTGATTGATGATACAACATCTACAGAAGATGAAAGCTCTGAGCTTTCTGGTGCTGATATAGATAACATTCTTGATAACGCAATTTACTCAACAGAAGGATAATAATGGAATACAAGTTTAATGAAGATAAACTATTAAAGGAGTTCACCGAATATGTGAACTCCACATATAGTCAACATTATGGACAAACTAAGTTTCAAGCAAATGAAGTAATTGTTGATCGTGGTAACGGCACCGGTTTTTGTTTAGGTAATGTTGATAAGTATCTGCAACGATATGGAAAAAAAGGAGATGTAACAGAGCATCGAAAAGATCTGTTTAAAATTTTGCATTATACATTAATTGCACTATATGTGCATGATAAAGAAAATAATGATGTACAATAGCTTAAAAGTGTGGTATAATAACCTATATTCATTATGGAGAAAGTATGAAACTATCGAATGAAACAATTGGCAGTCTTAAGAACTTTGCCGCAATCAACAGTCAGATTGTTCTTAATCCAGGTAATGTGATTAAGACTATGTCTGAATCTAAAACTATTTTGTCGTCAGCAACAGTTGCTGAAGATATTCCATCTCAGATAGGTATCTATGATCTTCATGAGTTCTTAGGTGCACTCGGCATGTTCGAAGATCCTGAGTTAACCTTTGATGATGAGTACAAATCAGTTAAGATCTCACAAGGTCGACAAGCTATTAAGTACTTCTTTTCTGAACCATCTATCTTGACAACACCTTCTAAAGATGTTGTTATGCCATCAGTTGATGTATCATTTACATTAACACAAGAAAATATGGCGGCAATTCGCAAAGCAGCCTCTGCTTTAGGTATAAATACTGCAGTAATCACTGGTAAACCTGGAGAGAATACAGCTTCAATTGTTGTTACTGATGTTAATGATGCAACATCTAACACATTTGAAATCGAACTAGATGGCTGCTCGAGAAGCGAAGAGGGCTTTAAGTTTGTATTCAATATCGCAAACTTTAAGTTTATCAATGGGGACTATGATGTTGCTATCACTAAAAAGCTAATTTCACATTTTAAACATACTAAAGAATCAGTAGAATACTGGGTTGCTTTAGAGAAAAACTCATCTTACGGAGATTAATAATGAGCGAAGAAAATAACGTAACACCTGAAGCCACAGAGACAGCAGCAGTTCAGCTGGGTCTTAATGATTTGCAGGCCACTATTCAAATTATTGACGTGGCATCAACACGAGGAGCCTTCCGTGGAGAAGAACTTACATCAGTCGGCGGTGTCCGAGATCGAATCAATGCTTTCCTTGAAGCAAACAAGCCAGCAGAACCTGAAGGCGATGCAGCTGCAGAACCAGATACTGCTAATGCTGAGTAACGAAGCGGATCGTAAAAAGGTTCTTGAATGCATGAAAGAAATGTCAAACTCAATGACACGTATTGATGCTGAACGGGACTTTCAAAAAGAAGCTGCTAATGCCCTTGCTGATGATGTTGCTATCGATAAGAAGTATATCAATGCACTGGCAAAGATCTATCATAAACAGAATTTTGCTCAGTTTCAGCAGCAAAAGGAAGAGATTGAAGATCTATACGAATCGATCGTAAAATAAACGGTGAGGTGTTTCCACCTCACTTACAGGGTGTAGCTCAGTCTGGTAGAGTGCTACACTTGGAATGTAGAAGTCGTTGGTTCGAGTCCAGCCACCCTGACCAAATTAGTTATGTACATATCATCCGATATGTGCTATAATGTATTATATTATATTATGGAGTACGTGAATGTCTAATGAATTTCTATGGGTTGAAAAGTATCGCCCATCTAAAATTGACGAATGTGTCTTACCAACCTCATTGAAAAAAGTATTCAATGAAATGGTTTCGACAGAACAATTGCCAAATATGTTATTTAGTGGTACAGCAGGTGTAGGTAAAACTACAGTTGCTAAAGCTCTATGTAATGAACTTGGCCTTGATTATATTATAATCAATGGTTCTGAAGAAGGCAACATCGATACACTTCGTGGCAAAATCAAACAGTTTGCTTCTAGTGTATCGTTACAGGGCGGTTATAAGGTAGTAATTCTGGATGAGGCTGATTACCTTAATCCTCAATCAACCCAACCCGCTTTACGTGGATTCATTGAAGAGTTCTCAAATAACTGTCGTTTTATTATGACATGTAACTTTAAGAATCGAATCATTGAACCTTTACATTCTCGGTGTTCTGTCTACGAGTTCGCTATACCGAATGATCAAAAGCCTGCAATTGCTGGCATGTTCTTCAAGCGACTGATGGATATTCTTACAGCCGAGAATGTGGCGTTCGACAAGGCGGTCTTAGCACAACTTGTCGAACGTTACTTTCCAGACTGGCGTCGTGTCTTAAATGAATGCCAACGTTATTCCGTCAGTGGATCTATTGATGCTGGTGTCCTAGTCAATCTAGGAGACAACAATGTTAAATCACTTATGGAAAAGCTTAAAGGTAAAGACTTTAAAGGCATGCGTCAATGGGTTGTAAACAATATTGATACTGAGCCTCAAGCTATCTTTCGTGCTGTTTATGATAAGATGGCTGATCACTTACAACCACAATCTATTCCACAAGTTGTACTCATACTTGCTGATTACCAATATAAAAACGCATTCGTCGCAGATCACGAGATGAATGTTGTTGCATGTATGACTGAGATTATGGCAGGTGCAGAATGGAAGTAGTAGGTATCACCGCAGGTGCGTTCGATCTATTTCATGCTGGTCATGTGTTAATGCTTAAAGATGCAAGTAATCAATGTGATCACTTAATTGTTGCACTTCAAACAGATCCAAGCATAGATCGCAAAGAAAAGAATAAACCTGTTCAGTCAATGTATGAACGTTTTGTTCAAGTTGATGCTTGTAAGTATGTCGACGAGATTATACCTTATGAGACTGAAGATGATCTATATGCTTTAATTATGAATAATAATATAGATCTTCGTATTATTGGTAATGAATATCGT